AGGTCCTGATATTCGGCCTCTATAAGTTCTGGAGTTGGCTTGCGGAGCTTGTCCATCAGGTTTTTCATCTCGTTACGAGTTGGTACATAAACCTGAAGCTCTTGATTTGCAAAGTTGATTGTCTTGTATTTTTGACGCTGGAATGCGCCTAGTCTTTCTTGTAGTTTCATTTTCGTTTTGCCCTGTGTTTATTTGCCCAGTTATTTAAGTGTGTGCCTAAGTCCGATCTTAAGATCTCCAGCATATTAGGTATAGCTGATTGGAAACCTCGCTTTATAAACGGTCTAGCAGGCTGCTGTGCTGTGCCGTACTCTAAGGCTTCTGTGGCAGGCCTGTAGTCGCCCTTCTCATCGTAATACTTGACACCAACATCCACATAGCCAAAAGCTAGCGTATTCTCGTTGAGATACTTCCTCTTCTTGTCTTTGCCGGAAGCTACTTTCGCGCCTACTCTGACGGTTGTCTTTAACCTACCGGTGTCCATAGGAGCACTTGCTTTTATGACATCCTTAGCAGGTACAACGGCTTTCCTAAGTGCAGGCACCAGTGATCTTTTTGCCGCAGTTGAGCCAAACTCTTGCTGTAGCTCAAGCAGCATACTCTCGAACTCTTTAAGACCCTTGACCTCAAACTCCACTGGTCACAATCCGCTTAAAGATGTGATCGTTGAGCTTTAGGACGTAGTCCACGACTTCATCAGGTGTCATGCAGTCAGCATGATTAGCTGCGATCTGATGGCATAGAGCAATGTTGATGAGACGCTGTTGCGGATACCCAAACCAGTTTTTAGCACCGGTTTGGGCCTGCGTGATGAGATAGCTCAGAAGATCGTCACTCGCTCGCTGCATATTGCCTCATTATATTTAGGCAGACAGCTTCAGCGGCTTCGGCTTCCTGTAAGGCGGCATCCACCTCTTGTAGGGTAAAGGGATGGCCTTTAGCGTATTGGTGAAGATCGCCATAGTATCCCTTCATGCCCTCAAGGAAATCAGACATTGTTTGACCAGCCATATTGATTACCTCTCGGATGAATGGTGAATGTCACCTGAGCTTCAGCACCGGGAGCAGGATCAGTTGTCCACTGACTTACGCGGCCATTGAAGGCGTAGTAAACAATGTTTGTACCGTCCGTTGCTGCGATAACAAACGTGCGATCAATCGTGCCGTTATAAGCGTCAGCGCGAAGCAAAAGAAGGTTAGTGTCGGCAGGATTCCACGCTGCTACAACCGTCATGCTCGTAGGTGCAGACTGAACGGGGATCTTGTCAGATTGACGAGAGCCAGCAACCGAGAAGTTAGCAACCGCATCGTCTTGCCCGAATGCAGGGATCGCCTCTACAGGCACAAGATTAGCTGAGACAGCGATAGCCGAAACGCTTGCAACCACAGAAAGATTTGCAGTCGTTAACGGGGTTGGAGTTGCAGTCGGTTGGCAATAGAGCGAGGCGCTAAAGCCGGGTAAAACTTTATTAGGAAGAGCCATTTTTCACCTCACGCAGGGATGTCTAAAGTGCAATCAAGAAATATTTGATGTAATTTGCTATCGTTATCGTATGTGTTGAAGAGCCAGTCAACATCGACCTTCGACACAAAAAAGAGACCACCAAAAGTGCCTTGATACCCGTGTAAGGCATCCACAATCTGCTGCGCCTTACTGAAACAATTTGCCATCAACTGAGCAAACACCGTAATCTGACAAACCGGTCTATCTATACCCTTAACCGACTGTGGCCCTGTGTAAACCGGCTGATGAACATCTCTAAGCTGCCACGTTACAAAGGTCGGTTCGCTTGCAAAGTTACGGTTAAACACTGCATAAACCGGTGTCGGCGTACAAACCGTGACCAGTTGGGCTTGTATCGCTTGAGCATAAACAACCGCGCTATTTTGCCCCATATCAGACTGCCACGCTAGGTTCGTTTCTGTAGCACATCAGTGAAACCCATTGTCTGTCATCGTGCTCAAAAACCTCTGCGATTCGCCAGCTATTTCCTCGAAACGTGACCGAATAATCTTCCTGATTGTCCGAGATCGTTCTCATGTTGGGCGTGTAGTTCACGATGAAGTCCATCATGTTGTCGTACTGCCTGAACTTTTCTAACGTGCGAATCCGATTGTGAACCGACTTAGTTTTTGCTCGCGTCTTGAACCACAGCGTCTCTACCGTCGTTTGTTCACCCAAATTAGTGACCGTAAACGACAGGTTGTTGATACTTATCTCATCGACGCGTAAGACCATTACATCACCAACGGCTTGTAGGGTCTAAGAAGCTGATCGACTGCCCACGGAATCTGCTTTATAGGTTCGGCAGACATTGCAGAGCGATGATTGTAGAAGTGCGTCAACAACATGAGACCCGCTTGTTTGACAACGGGATACTGACCAATGACCGAGCCCTGTAAGGTGTACTGGCAAAGCATTGGAGCAGTCATGTAAGTGTTGATGTTGTTGGGAACCTCGAACAGAACCACTTTGTTCCCGGTGGGATCGTAGTAATAATTTGAGCTTGTAATCGTCGTGAGTGTCGGCGGATTAAGGTCGGTGTAATACTTCACCCAGTTTATCGTTACGCCATTTTGAGATACTTCGGGAAGATCAAGACTTACGGGTGCAGCCATAAGCCCTGAGATCATGTAAGAGGCCTGATAAGTCACATTGAAGATCGGGGTACCTAAGTAGTCCTCAATCGCCATCCGTGTAGCGAGTTCTAACTGAGCAAGGTAATCGTCTTGCGATTCATCCTGAAACAAATTCAACTGGTTGGTGATTTCCTCAAACGTCAGCCATTGAGTCACCGGATCACGGGTGCTCTGAATGACCTTCGAGTAGTTGAACGGGTTGCGAGAACCCGCTCCGAAGTTACCTTGCAGTTGGCTAGGCATGATTAAGCCCCAATGAGCCGAACGCCAGCAGTTACATCACGAACGGTCGAAACCATCCGCTTCTCAGCATAGATCGTAATCGTTCCCGGCTGGGTCTGCTCCATTCTTTGAAGCGTCATCTCCGAGTGATCGACGATCCACATAAACCGAGGCCAGTTCGCAAGATAGATTGGAGAAGCGCCAGCAGCGGGAGCGTCTAAGTAAGGATTCGCAATCACCGGCCATCCCATGATGTTTATAGCAGGACCTTCGTCCTTTTCGCCTGTCTCGACAAGTGCGTAAGAATTACTAGCATGAGTGTATTCCCTCAGCGTTGCAATAGCTGTCGGGTGCATCATCCACGCAGTTCCCGGCATTCTCCAGAACTGACCGGGGAGGGCGCTGGCAACGTCTACGAGGCTTTCCCACTCAATACCACCTGAGTGCGTATAACCCACGGTATTAAGGGTGTGTATGCCTGCTGTAATGGCCGTTCCTGACGTTCCGTAAGCAGCGGATGATCCAGCAGTGCCTGCATACATCTTCAAGCCTCTGAGACCGTTTGTAGCGCCCGTGGAGGTCGTTGTAGATCCTGCCTGATCGTTATTGATTGCCATCGACGCGGCTTCGATCTGGCTAAATTCCATCGCAAGATCTTCGACAAGCGCAGCGTCTAATCCGTTGATGTCATCCATCGCAGCAGCCCTGATTGGCATCTGAGCGGAGATAACACGCATCGGAAGCTGCCAAATGGATGTGGCGATATTGGGTGAGCCTGAGTTGGCGTTAACCGTGTAGCCCCACGGGTTTGTGGAGTTAGCAGCGTTACCTGTTTTGACAACAAACTGAATATCCGAGTCTGCCGTCATTGTCTGATTTGCATAAACCCGAAAAGGGTTCCAGTAACGAAGCGATGCAAACACATCCTCGTTAAATACGCGACCACCAACCCCGCTGCCTGAGCCGGTTAGGGCTGAGGCTTCCGCGAGGTTGACAGTGCTTTTGCCCTCGTGGAGAGCCTTTTTCAAGCCTTCCAAAATAACCTGTTTCATAATCTCTCCAAAAGGGAGAGGGCTTTCGCCCTCTTTTATCAAGCAGCCGTGCCAGTCGAGCGATAACGCACACCGGCATTAGGATCGCGCACAGAAGTAGCTGCACGAGTCTCGCCGTAGAACGTGATCGAACCGGGGAGCGTCTGGTCGTAGCGACGGAGGACCATCGAGAGACGCATGACGATCGTGTGGAACTGCTGCCAATCCGCAAAGTACATCGGATAGTAGCTGGTCGTTCCTGCTGCGCCGGTGGTGGGCTGGCTGGGGTTATCAAGGTACTTGTTGACTGCAACCTTGAAGCCGAGCAGCTCACCAACGATGCCATCAGTGCGTGACAGACCGTCGATGTAGATCGGGCGCTTCTGATCGTCCACGAGACCACGGATGCCTTGCAGCAGGATCGGGTTAATCATGAACGCTGCGCTAGGAGTCCAATATTGCTGTGGCAGGCTGTAGATGAAGTTAACAACATCTTTGTAGACGATATTGTTAGCTGCGACCGTGTTAGCGTTGGTCGTAAGCTGATCGTAGGTAGCAAGGTTATGCAGACCGTTGGTGGTTGCAGTTCCCGACGTACCAAACGAAGCTGTCGAGCAAGAGCCGCCCGTGTAGGTGCTGTTTGCGCCAGCGTACTGATCCAAACCGCGCAGACCATCAGCGCCACCCGTCGTTACCGAGGTTCCGGTTCCCGACTGATCGTTGTTCTGGATCATCGAGGTTGCCATAGCCTGCTGGAACTCCATCAGCATGTCGTCAACAACGTTAGCCTCAAGGCCGTCGATGTCATCGAGCGCTGCGGTACGGATGGGGAACTGAGCGTTCAGATCCTTGAGGATCACTTGCCAAATGCTCGTGGCTTCAGTTGTGGGTGCGCCGTTGTTCTGAACGGTGTAGCCCCACTGAGCACCTGCATTGCCGGTCTTGACGCGGAACTGATAAGCCGAGCCGTCAGTTGCAACGATACGCGACAGATCCATCAAGGGGTTTCCGAGACGCTTTGCAGCGAACACGGGATCATAAGCGGTACGGCCACCAACGTCGTAACCTGAACCCGTAAGAGCCGAGGCTTCCTTGATGTACGCTTCGCACTGATCCACAGATTCAAAGATCTTGACTTCGCGCTCAATGTTGTTACCGGCCTTCATGTACTCCTTAAGAACGTCTTTGAAGCGACGATTTGCTTCGCCACGGACGGTCTTGTGAATAGGACGGATGATCGAAGGAGCGGCAACTTTTGCCTCTAATGCGGCAATCTTTGCTTCGGTTTCGGTTTTGAGCGCCTCGACAGCCTCGGCAACTTTTGCCTCGACGGCCTGAGCGGTTTCTGCCAATTTGGCAGCGCTAGATGCTTCGATTGCATCCAGTTTTTCAATGACTTTTTCCAACATTTTGAAATCTCCTAACGGGTTGAAATAGCTTTCAGCAACTCGCG